TTGTTTGCAACAAACCACTTCTTGCCATTGATTAAAGGATGAATTATAAATTCAAAATCCTTGTAAACATTAGGCTGGTTGTCGGCTACAAACGCCTCTTTGTCAGCACCAAACAACTTCTTGCAGGTATCTCTCCAATACGGAGCGGCTATCACAAGATTACCCTGTATGAGCATCTTATCACCCTTGTCATCCTCCCAATCCTCCATTGCCCTTAGGGTAGTTTCGAGGTTGGCGTATGACATATCAAGCACTCCGGTATTAGTCTGTGCAGCAACGCCAGGCACAGTATAATGACTTGCTGAACATAAAGCAGCAGCATCAGGGCCGGTATTGGTTGTTGAAAAAGCATTGTTGAAAATATCCACACCATGATAAATTAAGGTCTTATAAACGCCAAACGCTATGTTGTTTACCCTTGCTTTTATCTGAGTGTATTCCCTATCTTCATACAGGTCTTTATCAATCTGAATACCAGTTGAGTATTTCTTTGCCCTATACTGTTTGGAGTAACCTTCCTCTAATGTGTCATAGGCAACATTGCCTGTCCAGGGCTTCATTCTGGAAGGCGCCCCAAGCGTATAATCTGTAAACTGTGCCATATCGCCAGTCACAACATTATATAATTCGTCTATGAATGTTTTCTGCTGTGGACTTTTGAAAAAAGCATCCCATGTTTTTCTTATATTGCCCTCAAGAGCAATAAATTGAGCTTCGGTCAATGCCATTAAAATCATCTCCTATCGTTTTGTTAGTTAAATTACGTACTTACAGCCATAACCATAATGCTTATTACATCACTTATGATGTAACGGAACTTCTCTTAAACTTGAAGTACATGGTCATGTTGTCAGGGTCGGTGTCATACAGTTCAAGCACCGTACCGCCATCAGCATCAAAGTTAGGATTCATTGCATCGGAATCAAGGTCATAACCGATGTGATTATGAGCCATATATCCCGGGCAAAGATAAATCGTATCTCCTGAGGCTAATGCCGCCGGAAGTGTTTCCGCAAGGGCCAATGAACCAGTTGCACCTGTGGAATCGCTTATCTTGACGACTCTGCCATTCAGCGAAGAATCAGCCGCACATGAAATTATCTTGATTGCACCGCCAATCCAAAAATTATCAGTCTGTGGTAACAAACTGGAATCAACCGCAGTTGTCGTACTTCCACCTGTCAAGGTGTATGCCTTAGCCGCTTTGTGCCTGAAAATGCAATCATCAGCATCATTGACAACCAATTCAATCCAGTTGCCGCTATCCCTGCCGGAAGTAGAACCGTCGTGTGCTTCCAAAATCTTCAACGTAATTCGCTATATTACGCCCGCTTTTTAAAGCTGCTTACGGTTTCCCGTAAGATGAGACTATGTCTTATTTCCTTGTTTCCAAGGAAGTTCCCATTTCGAACTCGCTTGAGTCCTACGTGCATATGCACTAGTCGTTGAACATTCAATCAATAAATTTCCATCTGAATCCATAAGCAATTTTTCTTTGACCAGAAGCACATAATCTTAATTTATCAGCTACTGGTTTTATAAGTTTTGTATTGTTAAACTTATAATTATTAAGCCATTCTGCGGCTTTATAAGATGATTCAAAACTTATGTTTTTATCAATACAAAGGATAGATTTTTTATTAACTGTTTTTGAAAATCCATTGGCAAAAGAATGAAGTATGTTTTCAGACGATGTTGCCCATTCAAGGTTATGCACTCTATTGTCTGTTTTTACACCATTCTTGTGATTGATTTGCGGTTTGTTGTTTGGGTTTGGAATAAATGCAAGGGCTACTAATCGATGTACTCTATAATGACGTCTTGTGTCATTCACACATAAATTAATATAACTATACCCACATGATAGAACTCTTTGTTTAAGCACTTTCCCTTTTCTTACAACATTCCCGCCAGTCAATGGATTAATGTGTTCCAATATTCTATCAAGACTTCTAACTCTGCCTTGATTAGATATTTGGTAAAATCCTTTGTATTGTTCGATGTCTTTCCATATTTCCATTTCTATAATCCTCCTTGGACTATATATATTTATTGATTGCTTTGCTGCAAATTCCCATGCCTATAAAGGTTTAGGGTTCTTGCAATTAAAGAAATTCTTTGTTGCTTATTACTAAGCAACACAGCCAAAGAATTTAGCTGCTACACCCAGTATAGGGTCATCAAAGTCTGTCGGCCCTGCAAGAACAATTACACCTGTTCCCTGTGTAAAACTAACAGGCTCGCCCTTCTCTATTGCTGTTGCGGAAGGAATATAATATTCCCTTATAGTAGGTGGCCTTCTACCTGCCCATCTAAATCCTTGTCCTGCCATTAAAAATCATCTCCTTATTTTTTTGAATGTGTTTTAACGTATTTTGCTATGTCTTTCGGGTCATTGCCAAAAACATTTGACAGTTCAATCGCTTGCCTGTCCAACACTTTGTTAATGTCTATCGAATCAGCACTACTTGAATCCGATGTTCCAACATAGCCTCTTTTCTGCCTGTCCTGAAAATCCGCTATTACAGATTTTTCTGTTGCCTTCTTGACTTCGCTTTTCATTGCATCAAGTTTCCCTGTTCGCAATGCCTTACCATATAGATAATCGAATGCTGTCAAGTAATCGGTTTGCGGATTGTTCTTAACTATCTCATCCGCTTCTTTCTCAATTTCCGCAAAGTATGGAGCTGCTTTAAGGCTCTCCTTCTGTTGAGCTATGATTTCCATGCGTTTCATTTCAATCTTTTGCCGCTCAATCTCTCTTTGCCTTTCTTCGAGAAGTTTCTTCGCTTGCCGGACTTCTGGATGATTCTCGATCCTTGTAGATAATGTGTCAGGGTCTAATCCTGTTTCCTCTGCAAGTTCTTGAATGATTTTCCTTTTCTGTTCCGCAAGCTCTCTTTCGGCAATCTCACGCCTCAAATTAGCAAGTTCTGTTTCGGCCGATTCAGCTTTTTGCTTTATGTGGTCGTAATTCATGCCCTTTTGTAGAACCTCTTTAGCTTCCTTTTTCTTTAATCTTGTTGGTTTCCCAAGAAAAGTAAGGTCTAAATCAAGTTCTTCTTCCTCAGGATTAACTACTCCTGAACCATCATCTCCAGATGCAGATAAGCCTTTGTCTGTGTCCTTTAGCTTAATGTCACCTTCGAGAATTTTAATTTCATCCAAATTCCAATTTACTTCTTCGACTTGTTCCTCAATTGGTGTCCTTGAAGGATTTTCGTCATTTTCAAACATATTTAATGCTCCTGTGATATTTATTTTCAAACTGTATGGTGTCTACAGTATGAATCAGATTATTGTGGTATTTCCTGTGCAATGACTTTGTTTGCTTGATTCATGTCTTTAGAATCAAGCTGTTTATTCTGTGACTGTGCTTGTTTTGCTGCCTGTGCCTGCATAGCAGCCTCCATCTGTGCCTGTTGCATCTCGTTTAACTCTTTTATTATTTCTTCTATTGGTGGGAACTTCCCATTGTTGATTGTTTCCCAAAATGCTTTTACACCGATTGCTCTCCCAAACAACGCCATTGCCATTTGTTCATAGTACCTTCTGCTTGTCGGTCTTTCATCCTGAACCTTGATTTTTAAATCAAATTCAGGTACATATTCTTCCATCTGTCCATCTTCTCGTTCCCATGTTTTTTTAATCTCGCTGTTATTGAATGTGCCGAATTTTGCTTCATTATCTGCATTCATAGTCTGTATAATGGAAACAACCTGCTGCATTGCAAGTATTTGCTCTTGTGGATTCTGCATTTCCGTTATCCGCTTTATCGCATTGTATATAAGTGTTTTGATTGCATTGGACTTATTGCCACGAATCAGATATTCCCTGTCATGGTCATAAAATTGACCTGCTCTCGATATCATAAGTTGAACAGTATCTATAAGAAAATCTTCAAGAATTTCTTCCTTGCCCTTATTACGCACATCTGCCCTTGCTCCCAATTCAGATATTGAGGCATAAGGCACGTTAGCACCTGGACTTTCACCTTGCATGATTGCAGTATTTTGTGAAGTTGTGTCTATGATTTTCTTTTTATTTTCCTTGAACAACAATAAACTTTGTGGCGTATTAGTTCCTGTGCGTTCTCTTATGCCATCCTTGCTGTTTACCTCAAACCATGCCGCACTTTGCGAACCAAAATTAATTATGTTTTCAAGTTGTGCCTTGCTTATTGAGCCTTTATCGTAGTATGCACCGCCTAAACCTTCCCTTGACATTGCATCAAGTTCTATCTCATCAGCCGCATTGTATAGCACCTGCGGCATGATTATGTTGCGTTCCTCACCAAATCCATAAGGATTCTTCTGGTCTTTGTAAAGCACCTTATAAACGAATGGATATAGGCCATCCTCATAACAATAAGGAATATAATCAAGAAGGATTTCTCCGGCAATATAGCCGCAATGAACGCCCTTTAAAATGCCCTTTGCCATATCCTCATATTCTTTTGCTTTATATGTATCGTTTTTGGCATAGGCTTCATCTGCCTTTTCCAAAAACCGCTCTTTCCAATACTTGGATACGAATTTGGGAGTTCCCTTGTGCCAGTTCTCAATCAATGTTGCCTGCTCAGGATTATCCCCTTCTTCCTGCATATCATCATCAGCATATATGTCAATTCCCGGAATTACGAATTTTCCCATTTCGGGAAATAACTCTTTGAAATAAGTAAGTTTTTTCCTAAATTTACGGTTTATGTAGCCACATTCCTGTAATCGCACTTCTAAATCAAGTATTGCAGGGTCAAAGAATATTTCCTCTTTCTTCTGATGTAATACACGAATATCACCTACCCACCGTTTCGGCCCTTTACCGCCGCTCCAATGAGAATCCCATAACACAGCACCGATAAACAAGCCATGTTGTATGCCTTGCAACACTATGGATTTCCATTCCTGCCTGAATTTATTCTTGTATAAAATAAATGAAATAATATCGTTCAGTTTTTCGGCTGCAACATCGTCAGAAGTTTCCCTTCCGCTTATTATTGCCTCCGGCATTGATACAGTAAGTCCATCCACAATGTTCATTATCGTTGGCAGAATAAAATTATTTATAGCGTTCGGGTGACGCTTCTTGCTTTCATTACTTCTCGGAGCAATAGATAAATCCCATTGTTTACCTACAAATGCAAGGTATTCATCCTTCCAGTACTGCTCGGCTTCTTCACGCTTAGTACAACTTTCAGCCTGATTCTGTTGCGTGGTTGCCTCCTGAACATATGCCATCTGTGCAGGATTCATCGGATTTTTACCTGTTATATCGCTCTCATAGCTCTTTTGTGAGCCTTTTTTACCTATGTCAACCTTACTCATAGCTTCATTGTCAGTATAAGCTGTATAAGCCATGTGCTTTACTCCTTCTTTTCCCATTGTTCTTATTAATATTTATTTCTGCTGATTCATCAAAGAATAGGTACACTCAATCAAAGTATGACAGTTTTGGTTTATTATCCTCTTTATTCAGAAATGCTTTATTGCGAAGTTCGTCAATTTTATCTTCAATAAATAGTTTCACATTATCAAATATTGAAGTGTATTCGTTCGATTGCTTTGGTTTCTTGCCGGAATGATAACCGATATATAATGCCATGAATATTGAAATGCCATATAATAAAATGAACAGAATGATAAACCATATACTAACCATATCAATAAATCTCCTTTGCTTCTTTAATTAAACCATGACTTAGATTTCTGATTTTCAGAATCCTCATCGTCATATTCTCTATTACCATCCTGCAAGCTATCCTCATCAATAGTAGTCCACATTTGACCTCTCACATGGTATGCAATAGCCAACGCCAGAATCAAATCATCATGCTTGCCGCTCTGTGCCTCTGGTTTGTTTGTTAATGGATTACGTACAAAAGTGAGCATTTCATGTAAAGTAGGAATATCATTAACCAATTCAATGCTTTCCCTTACTACTGCCTTTAAATCGTCAATGATTACAGGCCTTGTAATAGTTGTAGTCCTGAATCCATGCTTATCCTGCTTTTCATTTGTCGTGCTGTCTATGATTTCCCTTTTGTATTGATGCCAATATCCTAACCCTTCCAATTCTTTAACCGGATGAGTGTCAAAATTAGTTTCAATCCCTATCAACGCATCATTATACAATTTGCCTAATGCGTACATTTCCCTTGCGTATGTATCTGTATCACATTGTCCATGCCATACAGCCGCTTGTAAGCCATTTACATTGTTTATACATTGCCCTGATGAATAATCCGCTCCACCTTCCGCAATATCACCGCCGATTACATACGGATAACCATGTTTAGGCATTTCATATAAACGCACATTCCCTGCTTTATCGGGTATTAATTTAATCGTATCATCCTTTATCTTTCTAACAGAAGCATCATAAGTGTATTTTAACCTGCATTGAATGTAAGGTATGGTTTCGTAAATCTTCTTTAAGTTTTGTAGCCTGTTATTTACGCTTTCATTATCAAATACAGGCTTGCCTGTGCTAAGAAATGCTTCTTCCGGAGAAGCCGGATATTCCTGCCTGTATTGCCCAATGTCACCGCCGCATTTGTTCTTGATTGCCCA